GCACCTTATATTTCAACTACTGTTCGTAACCCAATCGTTGATAAGGCTTCTTATCTCGAGCACTCAGTTCGCGCAAAGTTAGGCAATGAAGAATCTCGTATGTATGTTTCAGCAGCAGCAGACACAACAGATAACGCTGGCCTAGTACCAACACGCCAACTAACCGAAGTAATTAACGGCATCTCAAACGCAGATCGCCCATTCATTGATTCAATATCTCGCGGTGCTCTACCTGATGCAGGTATGACATTCGAGATTCCTAAGATTACTGTTGCTCCAACTGTTGCAGTAACATCACAAACAGGAACTCCATCAGAAACAGACATGAACTCCGCGTTCGTTTCAGTAAATGTTCAGAAGTTCATGGGTCAACAGACATTTAGTTTAGAATTGCTTGATCGCAGTTCTCCAGCGTTCTTCCAAGAACTAGTTCGTCAAATGGAATTCGCTTACGCAAAAGCAACTGATATTGCAGTAGGAACTGCACTAATCGCAGGTGGAACAGATGGCGGAAACCGCGCAGCGTTTACAACAGGCGCTTTGGTTGCAGACTTTGTTTCAGATGCAGCAGTTTCCATCTACAAGGGAACACTCGGTTTTGCACAAAACATCATCGTATCTCCTGAACAATGGGGCGCATTGATGGGACTAGTCGATGGTTCAAACCGTCCAATTTTCCAGCAAACAATTAACCCACAAAACGCAGGTGGAGATTTAACTGCAACTGCAATTCGCGGAAACCTTCTCGGACTAAACCTCCGCGTTTCAACTGCATTGACTGATGGCTCAGGACTCGGTGACAACACTGCAATCATTGTTAACCCTGAGGCTTACACATGGTACGAGTCACCTCGTCTATCACTACAAACAAACCTCATCTCAACAGGTCAGGTTCAGGTTGGTTACTACGGTTACGGTGCTATTGCAACAAAACTTGGCGCAGGCGCTTACCGTTTCATGGTTGCTTAATAACAAACTAATCATGAGGGGGAGGTTGCTCCCGATCTCCCCCTCAGCAGTCTAGAGAGGATGTAGAAATGGCTTCAATCGTCACAGTTGCAGAACTGCGCTCAATTCTTGGCGTTTCTACATCCCTTTATTCTGATGCTTATCTCACAGATGTCATTGACACTAGTGAGGCCGTAATCTTGCCGATGCTCGTTAAGTACGCATCGCCTATCTCAAAAGTGCAGCTTGAAAACAATGTTGCAACTTATGCAGTCCTCGGAAACAACAATTTCTCAGAGGGTCAAAGCGTTGTAATTACAGGATGCGGTTCGCCATTCAATGGCACATTTACGATCCTAGAATCAAGCAATTTAGATTTTGACGATATTGTCATTAACTCAAATCAAAGAATTTTTATCGATGGACTTTACAAAGATTTCACTGCCTACTTCACAGTTGCTATCACCAATGCAGATATTCTTGAGCGCAATGTCATCCCATCAGGACTTGCAACCCTCTCAGGTGCAGCAACTTATGTTGGTGTGCCAGCAGTCGAATCTGCCGTTTTGGCAGTTGCAGTTGAAGTGTTCCAATCCCGAATTGCTCCAGGTGGACAAATCGAGGGCATAGACTTTACATCAGTTTCACCATATAGACTCGGGCGGTCACTATTCAACAGAGTTTCGGGGTTGCTCGGTCAATACCTCGATGTTGAAACAATGGCTCAATAATGCCAGCCTCAACGATTCTTTCGGATGTTCGTCAACCTTTAGCCACTGCCCTAGCAGGCGTTGCAGCTAATGTTTATGCCTATGTTCCCGAAGCGCCTCAAGTGCCGTTTTGCGTGACAGTTCCGGACTCCCCTTATTTAGAATTACAAACAATTAACAAGTCAACCTTGCACACCAAAATCAATTTGGTTATTTCAGTTGCGGTTGCTTACAACTCCAATCCAGCAAGCCTGGACAATTTGGAGCAGCTAATCATGAGTGTCCTCGCCGTCATCCCTGTTGGGTACACGATCGAGGCGGTTGAAAAACCTACAGTTACTCAAGTCGGTCCATCAAATGTTTTGGTGTCCGATGTCCGAGTTTCCACTTACTACACACAAACAAACTAAGGATAAATAAAATGGCAACCGTTGTAATTACAGGTCGCGACATTTCTTTGTCGTTCACAGGTGGAACAGACATCGAAGCGCAAGCGACATCAGCAGTTTTGACAAAGACAAATGTTCGTGAAACATTTCAGACACTTGACGGTGAGGCTTACAAAACCGTAAATTTGGAAGGCACATTCGCACTTGAAATGCTTGCAGACTGGGGCAAGGTTAACTCAGTGTGTGAAGCACTTTGGACTGCAGCAGAAACTGCACCTGATACAGACATCTCAGTGACATTGACTGCAGCTACAGGCGCTCAATTTGTTTTCCCAATCATGCCTGAATTTCCAACCGCAGGTGGAGCAGGAACAGATGCTCAGACTGTATCATTCACATTCAAAGTATCTAAGGGCGCAGTAGTCGAAACCTTTAGTTAAAAAATAGAAACGGGAGCACAAAATGAAACTGCCAATTCTGATCGAGTTCAACTCAGGTGAGAAAGCAACTTATGTTGCACAACCGCCTGAATGGGCTAAGTGGGAAAAAGCAACAGGCAACACCATCGGCAAGGCTCAAGATTCCATCGGAATTTGGGACTTAATGTTTTTAGCGTATAACGCTGCAAAGCGTGAAGCAGGTGGCAAGCCAGTTAAGGCATTTGAGGTTTGGATGGAAACAGTTGCGGAAGTAACCGTTTTGGATGCAGACCCAAAAGTTTCGAGCCAGGAAGCATCAACCGAGTCCTAATCCAGTTAGCACTGGCAACAGGAATCCCGATGAGTGAATGGCAAACCGCAGAGGAAATTCTTACCGCGTTAGAAATACTTAAGGAGCAAGGAAATGGCAAAGGCTGAAATAGCATTTGACAAGACCGAACTTCGTGGCGTTTTTAAGGCGCTAAAAAATATGGATGAAGCTGCAACTGAGGAAGCGAGAAAGCAGTCAGGCGCTCTCTCAGAGTATGCACGCAAAGAGGTGATCGGCACTGCTAACGGTTTGAATTCTCGAGCCGTAGCAGGTCGCATCGCCGAAGGTGCAAAGGTTAAGAAGTCATCAAAGATTGGCGAAATCACTTACGGTTTCGCAGCTCAAAAATTTAGCGGTGGAGCAACGACCAAAACAATTTGGGGTGGCTCAGAGTTTGGTTCAAACAAATATAAGCAGTTCCCTGTTTGGTCAGGGCGTGAAGGTCGCGGTTCAAAGGGTTGGTTCATTTATCCAACACTTCGCAGAATTCAGCCTTACATTGTCAGTGAATGGACTGCATCGTTTAGTCGCATCTTGAAAGAGTGGGGATAATGGCAACAGGTACTAGAGCGTTAACCCTCAAACTCATTGCAGACATCGATGACTTTAATAAGAATCTAAATAAAGGCTCAACCGAGGTCGAAGGCTTCGGGGGCAAGATTGAGAAGTTCGGCAAGGTAGCAGCAGCCGCATTTGCAGCAGCCGCAGCAGCAGCCGCAGCCTATGCAGGGAAACTCGCGATCGATGGAGTCAAGGCAGCCATTGAAGATGAAGCAGCGCAGGTTCGCCTTGCAGCAGCTCTTGAAAATGCAACAGGTGCAACTCGCGACCAAATCGCAGCAGTTGAGGAACAGATTTCTAAAACCGCACTTGCAACGGGTGTTGCTGATGATCAACTTCGTCCAGCGCTCCAACGCTTAGCGGTTTCTACAGGGGACACAACAAAGGCGCAAGAACTTCTCAATCTTGCGTTGGATGTTGCTCAAGCAACTGGCAAGCCTCTCGAAACAGTGGCAAACGCATTGGGTCGTGCTTACGATGGAAACACAACATCTCTTGGCAGACTAGGCATTGGACTATCGGCAGCAGAACTCAAAACAATGAGTTTCACTGATGTTCAGGGCAGACTCTCAGACTTATTCGGTGGGGCTGCAGCTAAGAACGCAGAAACATTCCAGGGTCGCATTGCTCGCCTTCAAGTGGCATTTGATGAAGCAAAAGAAACTATCGGTTTCGCGTTACTGCCAATCATTGAAAGATTGGTTAACTTTGTTGTCAATCAGGTTGTCCCAAACCTTCAAAAGTTTGCCAGCGCATTTGACCCAATCGTCCACGCAATAAACGAGAACAGAGATTCATTCCAGAGATTGTTTAACTTTATTGGAGATTATGTCATTCCAATTTTGACTAATCTTGCAGGTGGAGCGCTCAAGGTTGTCGGTGAAGTGTTTGGCAGAATTATCGGCATTATTGGATCAGCAATCGACAAAATCGCAGACTTTGTTGAATCAGTTAAGAACATGGTCAATGCAGTTATCAGTGCTTACAATCGCCT